CGATTCTTTTGATGTTTGTTTCTTTAAATTTATATACTTTTGTAATCAATTATTGTTCACACGTATTAAAAAGTATAATATTAAGGGTAGTGGTATTTTAATATTGCTATTCTAATCAATAATATGGGAAATCGATTTATTAAACATATACTATTTGTGATTGTATTGCTTTGTCAGTTTACTTCAAAGCTATCGGCAAATGATAGGGAGATATTGGTAATTAATTCATACTCTCCAGATTTTGATTGGTCAGTCTCTGCTATACAAGGTATCAAATCAACAGTCTTGGAAAATTTTCCCATGGCAGAGTTTAAGGTTAGGTATCTTAATTCTGAGATGTTTCCTAATATGGAAGAGTGGCTTGATTATATTCCAAAGAAGATTTATAGGACAGAGAAAGACAATCCAATTGCTATTGTTCTAATATCAGATGAGGCTTGGTTGGCATATCAGCTGTACTACTCGAAGCAGTTCGAGGGAGTGCCTGTATTTTTATGTTTTGTAAAGCCTCAGACTATCTGTGTGGAGAATTTTATTGAGAATAGAGAGGTTGAGGATTATGTTGTGTATTCTACATCAGATTTGATGAAAAAATATCCTAGTACTGGTGTTTTTCGAGAGGTTAATATTGAGGGCACTATTGATCTGATGCAGAGAGTTGTAAAGGATATGAATCGTATTGTTCTTTTGGGAGATAGACGATATTATGCTAGTTATGTAAGATATGTTTTAGATAGGTATGTAAGAGATAATGCTCTTACATATTCTGTGGATAATTATTTAGTAGGAGATATGACAAAGGAGGATCTTTTGGCTGATTTATCCACACTTACAAAAACAACAGGTGTTTTGCTTTCAATGTGGCAAGATGGTACCCATATAGGGGGAGGGAAACGAAATGATCTTATAGGATGAATTGGGATTGAAGCGTTTTATGTTGAATAATAGATAGTTGTGAGTATTTGATGTGTATCTGTGGGGAAAACGAAACAGTTTACTATGCTTTACTTTAGGTTTACATTTGAGCGGTATTTAAACACTTAAACGGTGCTATTACTTTACATCTCTGATCAGACTATATAAATGCCAAGAAGGGCGATGTGCAGCTTGTTTATAAGCTATACATCGCCCTTTGTTTTGCCTTGATTATATTGATTATTGCAAGGAGTTGAAGAGGGTACTAAAATGGTAGTAAATTATATTAGGGGGTAGTATTATGGTAGATTAAGTGGGAGTAAATATTTTATTATTAACATTTATTGGGGGTAGTTTTTAAAGTAATTTAAATGCTTTAAAACCCTATATAAAACCCTTGTCACACCTTTAATGTAGCTATAAACAGCCTTACAATGGGGGTGTATGACATTAATACATTTTGGAGCTATTAAGTATAAAACATTGATAACTAGCTGCTTTGGCTTGTTTACAACCTGATCTCATTGGTAGAATTGCGTGTGTTGCTAAATTACATATTATTGTATCTAACAGATGCTCTAACTAATGCCATAGATTTAACCTGCGAAATATGTATTTCAAATGGCTGATGGTGTTCATTATGTGATAATAATAAGAGAGTATCATCTTGTGTTGTAGATCTCTTTACATATTTAACAACAGTATAGCAGTCACCGTAAGATTCGTAACAAACAATATAAGTCTCCCCCCAGATTATAGTCTCATATCCATGCATTATCTTATATAAGATTAGATCTCCTGATTTTATTATTGGATACATAGAGTCCCCTCGAGCAAATATGGCCCCATCGCATTTAGCAAGGTTGGGGATTTTTATTGTGTCAATAGGCACTAAATTATTAGAATCTTGAAATAACATAATACATCCTGCTGCTGCTGATATATCATAAAGAGGGACTTCTTGATCACCTTGATTATATATAGTTTTTTCTGTTGAGACTGGAATAACCTTTGGCTTATCAATATTCGAATTGTCAATAGTCATATGTCCTTGTCCTGTAATAAGCCAAATTGGATTGATATCCTCAAAACTGTCAATGACTTTTGACATTATGGTTTCACCCATATCAGCATTCCTCTTCCTTTGATTACTTAAATACCCACTAGAGAGGCCAATGCTCTTCTCAAACGAAGTAGGTTTAATCCCTTTATATTCAAGTATTTGGTATAGTCTTGATATAGCTTTCATAAAATTTGAATGAAAATAATCATCATTATCCTTGCTATAATGACAATTGACATTTATATTTGCAGAGTAAAACAATTACACTTTGTACAAATAGTACATAATACAAAACTAAATAAATAAAAAGAATACGACAATGAAAGAGATCTTCTTAACACTTAAAGAAAAGAATCAGTTACAACAAGAGATGGGATGTGTTCGTACTACTCTACTTCTGGCATTGAGAGGTGGGCGCAATACAACACTAATCCGATTAATACGAAGGAGAGCTGAAGAGATTGTAAGGGAACGAGAAATGCATATTAACAATGAGGAATTATGAGCAATGGTCAAATTATTAAGTGGTGCCTCCTATTAGGTCTTGGCCTCTTGCTATCAGCGAATGAGCAACCGATGGATCAAGATCAAAATTGGTGGGTAAATATAGCAGGTGGTATACTGGCAATAGTGAGTGTTGTAAGACTGAATCAAATAGATTCAAAAGATACAGAAGATTTAAATAACTTAGGAAATAATGACGGCGATTAGAGTATATGTTGATGAAATTAGCACTGATATATTAGGATCAGTCGTTGAGTATTTGAATTCACACAAAGATATAGTAGCAACTATGGTAAGCCGTGATGAGTTGTTTATTGCTGCTACGGGATTATGTTCACTATCTTATGCTGAGTGTGTAGTTAGGAATAGGATAAATACAGATGTTTCAGTCCAATATGTAAAGTAAATATTGTAATCACATAATTGGTAATAACCATGAATATAAATAATATGAAAGTTGGAGAGGTCAGGGCTATTGAAAGATTAGGTATTGATATAATATGTGTTGAGGGTAATAACTGTGAGAAGTGCGTATTTCAATATGCTTCTGGGTGTATGAACGCTGACTCTATAGCTGGGGAGTGTATGGCAGAGGGAAGAGAAGATGACAAAGAGATATACTTCGCTGAATATAAAGACCAAATCTAATCCCGAATGGTTTTTAGCATCGGTTCGAATCCGATGCCGGGAACAAATTTAAAAATATCAGATATGGAATATTGGAACAAAACAGTATGTGTATCGAAAGAAGAGCTCATTCGTGATGATGATGGGAATCCCATTTTTCTTATAGAAACATATCGATACTATATCAAAAAAAATCTCTTCAGAATAGTAAAAGACGGAATTAGAGGTAGTTACACCCTCATAGATTGGCTTTCCATACCAGAGAAATACAAACGTCGATATATTGATAAATATGGTGATCCTGTTAAGATATTGATGGATAAGCAGAGTAATGAGCCAATTTATGCTGATGTCGACGGAAAAGCTGAGCAATTTTTCGCAATTGAGTATCCTCGTATTACAGGCATTGAGCTTACAGAATTTGAGCAACGAGAATATGTAGCCAATGCTAGTGCATTAAACTGGGTAATTGCAGATATGGCACATAGAAGAAGTTATGCCGCAGTTATGGGGGGTACACCAAAAAGATTCTGGGAGGATGCCTATGAGAAGCTTGCAAGAATAGAGGAGCACTCTATAAATATAAGCTTATCTCGGTTCAAAGTAAAGGTTAGAGAATATAAGAGAGATGGTTACATTGCCCTGGTCTCTAAAAAGAAAGGAAACTCTAATACGATCAAGCTAACAGATGATGCTCAAGACTGGATAGTAGCCATGAAGAGATCAAGAACTCCTGTGTACACAGATAAGCGGATCTTCGAGATGTATAATGAAGTTGCTATTAATAAAGGATGGAAGGCTTTAAAAGATCGAGGAACAATAAGAAAGTTTCTACAAAGGCCCGAGGTTTTACCCAGATGGTACGATGCCTCCTTTGGCGAACTTGATGCAAAGATGAAATTCTCTCGTCAGCACAGAACAAAAATGCCAACAATGAGAGATGCCCTCTGGTATGGAGATGGTACCAAATTGAACCTATATTATAAAGCATATGATGAATCAGGAAGCCTAAAGGTCAGAACAACTCAAGTCTATGAAGTTATGGATGCATATTCCGAGGTTCTACTAGGATATCACATTTCAGATAGTGAAAACTATGATGCTCAGTATAACTCCTACAGAATGGCTATTGAGACCTCAGGGCATAGACCGTATGAAATTGTGGTTGATAATCAAGGAGGGCACAGGAAGCTTAAATCAGCGAATTTCTTTGATCTTATTTGTCGGATCCAAAGATATACTGCTCCCTATAATGGTCCATCAAAATCCATAGAGTCAGTATTTGGTCGATTTCAACAAAGTGTTCTCTCTGAGATGTACAATTTTACTGGAATGAATATTACAGCCACGAGTAAGAAAAGTCGTGTTAATATAGAGTTCTTAGAAGCAAATAAGGCCTCTCTACCTACACTACCAGAACTTAAAGCAATGTATGCTGAGGCTCGCAATAAATGGAACTGGGATCAGCACCATGAGACCACAAGGCCTAGAATGGAGATGTACACTAGTAGCGTTAACCATGAGGCCCCTGTAATAAGTGATATAGATATGGTTAATATGTTCTGGAAGACCACTGATAGAGCATCCACATACAAAACCAGAGGTATCACAATAACAATAGATGGTGTAGAGCACCACTATGAGGTGTATAAGAATGAAATGCCTGACCTAGGCTTCTATTCAAAGAATATAGGAAGGAAGTATTTCACGAAATATGACCCTAAGGATTTAACCAAGGTTAGATTGTATACAGAGGGGCTTGATGGATCACTCGTTTATGCAGCTGAAGCATTACCATTTGCTGAGATTCATCGAGCAACGCAAGAGCAAAAGGCAGGAGAGCGTTCATTCATAACTACAATGGATATACTTAATAAAAAGGAACGTATAAGAAGAGACATGGAGTCAGCAGAGCTAGAGACCTTACACGGGACTAATCCTGAGCAGCATGGCTTTATTCGACCTAGACTTAAAGGAATTTCTCTCCCGAAGGTTGACAAGTGGATGGAGGAGTTCGCTTCCAGTGATATCGAACGATCAACCAATATTGATATCCCTATTGAAGCAGGAGCCTGGACAAAGGAGCTAAGTAATTATGACGAATATTCAATGATTGAGAAACTATAATAACACAGATAAACAATGGCACTATTAAATGAAAAGCAGAAGCAAGAGATAACAGAGGCATTAAGAACATATGTTGCTAATTACCCATCACAGAACAAAGCATCAGCGTCCTTGAGTGGAGTTTCATCTGCAACAATATCCCAAATATTAAACTCTAAAATAGAGCTCGTATCAGATGAGATGTGGAAGAATGTAGCTTCTCAAGTTATGAGGTCATCATCTGGATGGAATATAACTGAGACAAGACCATTTAAGGAGATCTATTTTGCATTATCAGATGCTCAGGTATATAAGAATGTAACGTGGGTAGTAGCACCTGCTGGATCTGGAAAAACAACAACAGCGACGATGTATAAGTCAAAGCACAAGGAAGTATTCATGATACAATGCTCTGAGGATATGCGAAAGAATGACCTAGTAGGTGAATTAGCAACAGCTATTGGGATATCTCAAACAGAGAGATATTCATCTTCAAGAAATCTATTAAAGCAGGTTATCTCAAGAGTAGTCCAAATGGACTCCCCCCTGCTAATATTTGATGAGGCTGATAAGCTATCTGATAAGGTATTTCAGTATTTCATCACTTTGTATAATACACTAGAGGACAAAGCTGGTATAATCTTCTTATCAACCAATTACATTAAGCGTAGAATGACTAATGGATTAAGGTATAATAAGCAAGGATATCAAGAGCTTGATTCTAGGCTTGGAAGGAAGTTCTTTGAGGTTGATCCAGCGGATGCTAAAGATATTTATTTGATATGCTCAGCAAATAATATATCTGATGATAAAAGTATAAGGGATATAATCGGTGAGATAAGTAATTGTCAATATGACTTGAGAAGAGTAAAGAAAGCAGTCCATAAGGCAAAGCGTAAGCTTAATAAATGAGCATTTAAACACTAAATAAACACTGATTAAGTAAGGGATGAAAAGAGCATATTCAGTTGAGGATATTTTGCGAAAACGCCATAAAACAATATTATTCACTGGCGAGTTTTTCGATGCATACGGAGAGGTCGATAGAGTTGGGATGTGGTTTATATGGGGAGGCTCAGGAAGCGGTAAGAGTTCTTTTACTATGCAATTATGCAAGGAGCTATGCAAGCATGGTACTGTATTGTATAATTCAAGAGAAGAGGGTGTATCTCTCACATTTCAAGATAGAACAGAGAGATATAATATGAGAGAAGTAAAACATAGGTTCAAAGTCGTCGACGAGGACATGGAGACATTCTGCAACCGACTCACCAAACCTAAGTCACCAGACTTCTGTATAATTGATTCATGGCAATATTGTGGTATTACCTTCAAGCAGTATCGCGAACTAAGAGAACGTTTTCCAAATAAACTATTCATATTCGTCTCTCATGCAGATGGAAAGCAACCAGCAGGTAGACCTGCTAAACAAATGATGTATGAGGCAACAATGAAAATTTACGTAGAGGGCCATAGAGCAACATCTAAAGGTCGATTCTTTGGTAAGGATAAGGACTACTTCGACTCCTGGCCAGAAAAAGCTAAGTTATATCATTCAAAAAAGTAATACAATGGCAAAAAAACAACAGATTAAGAATTATGCAAGATTCTACACCCTCCTCAAAGAGATGCCAGGGGCCACTAAAGAGAATTTGGTTAGACAATATACCAATGATCGCTCAGAGTCCCTAAAAGAGATGAAGTCAAAGGAGTATAAAGACATGTGTGCTGATATGGAGAAAATTGTACATGGAAAGGCCAGCTACATAGAGTCTATAACAGCTATGAAAGCAGCAAGAAGTGCAGTACTAAAGAGATTACAGAAGATTGGTATTGACACAACTAACTGGAGTGCCGTAGACAATTTCTGTATGAATCCCAAAATAAGAGGCAAGCCATTCAGGCAATTAACATATGAGGATCTTGAGAACCTTATACCGAAGCTTGAGAGTATTCTAAAGAAAGATTCAATCAAAGAGAATCTTTCATCAAGTAAAAGCCGAAAGAGGGTAATGATTATATCACCAATTAAAAATATTGAGGCATGATTCACAAATATAGAGAGCTTACAAAGAAAGCAGGCTTCTTAGATCTAAGACAGGAGCTTAAATGGGTAGAAGAGGTTATAGAATCTACTAACTCTATAATTATTCAGGAGCCAGTAATATCAAAAGAGTATAAGAGAGCATTTAATATACGATCATACTTCCTACCTATAAGAGATCGCATTACAAATGAGCTAAAGAGGGTTCAGTGTATAAGAGTTATTAATGATAATAAATAGAGAATTATGGAAGAGACAATCAATCCGATAGAGCTAGCTATGCGGAAGTATAAGGAGTTACATGGAGACAATAGCACATTAGAAGATGGAGAGGAATTTGCAACAGTCTTCAACGATGGTATAATGATTATATCTTTCGAGGACAAGTGCTTTAAGGTACATATTTTATATGGCCCTCCATTCATAGTTAATCAGAATATTATAAATAATAATTGACACAAAATGGAAAATAGAGAGACTGTAGCTGAATTAAGAGAAAGGCTAAGAGCAGCAGAGAATGCAGAGAGACAAGAAAGAGAGGCTTATAAAGCATTAGTAAACGAAACAGTAGAAATGTTGGTACCTAAGATACTAGATCTCTCTCAAGAGCTTTCTAGAGTAAAAAATGAGGTGTATGAATCATTCGCTAATATTCTAGAGATGAAAGCTGAGCTATATGGTATTAAGAGTAGTCAGCAAACTCATACATTCTCAGCCCTAGATGGTAGTAGATCAATAACCATTGGGCATAGGGTAACGGAATCATATGATGATACTGTTGATGTCGGTGTTGAGAAGGTAAAAACTTATCTAGCAACTTTAGCAAAAGATAGCGACTCTGCTTCTCTTGTTGATACTGTGATGAGACTCTTAGCCAAGGATAGACAAGGTAACCTAAGGGCATCAAGAGTTGTAGAGCTTGAGCAAATTGCAGTACAGAGTAATAATCAAAGTTTCTTGGAAGGAATTAAGATTATTAAGGAGGCATATAAACCGAAGAAGTCTTGTCGATTTGTTGAGGTTATTGTTCGTGGAGAAGATGGTAAGGAAAAGAGTGTCCCTCTATCAATATCAGCAGTTGAGTAATGAAACGAAGTAATCTATATTTAGTAGAACTAATGTTTACAGCATCGGAGGTTAGCACAGATATAAAATATAGCCAAGAGAAGTCTGGGTTAATGTTGATCGAAGATAGGACGTTAGTTGAGGAATATGTTAAAGCCAAGGTCAAGGTTTTATCAGATAAAATGCTTGAAACTGGTTGCTGGGAAAATATTATCTGCAAAATAAACAATATTGAAGAAGTTGATTGTGATTTTTTTTTTGGGCTAAATGGGCAATATATTAATTAATAAAGAGTAGTATGAATAATTTATTCGAATGCATAGTGCGATATGAGAAAACAACAGAGGACGGATTGATTAGAAAGGTCTCGGAGTTATATCTTATAGAAGCCTTATCATTTACTGAAGCAGAGGCTAGAATAATAGAGGAAGTAACTCCATTTACTAATGGAGACTTTTCACTTTCTGCGATAAAAAGGCCAAGGATATCAGAGGTTTTTTATAGCCAAGAAGAGGGATGTAAATGGTATCGTTGTAAGCTAGCATATATCACCTTGGATGATAAAAGAGGTGTTGAAAAGCGCATTAAGACTCAAGTCTTAGTAGAGGCTCTCAATATGCATGATGCTATGTTACGTGTTGAAGGCCTAATGAATGATGCTATCTCAGATTACTCTATTCTATCACTGCAGGAAACTGAAATAGTTGATTTAATATCATAAAATAGTTAATTGATTTATCTTAATAAAGAGCATGGCTAGTATTAGTTATGCTCTTTTATTGTTTTTAGTCGCTTGAAAATGATTATATTTGTTTAAAATATGAGGATATGGCAAAAGGACGAAACAAATACTTAATCGAAAAACGCAACGAAGCTTTATGCAGAAGGTACTACTACTGGACTGAGGTGCAAAGATTACGTTTTGATGATGCTTTGAAAATCCTTTCAGAGCAAGAGTTCTTTATATCAGAGGAGAGGATTTTGGCAGTAATAAGAGAGAATATTAATAAGTTAAATGAGATCCCATCAATACAAATTAAAAAAGTAAAAACACCAAAACTAACCGTGGATCAATT